ACAGCAGGAGCTGAGGCTGGTGGTTTAAAAGAAAACGATGTGATTTATTTTGATAAAAATAATTCGCATCAAATAGAAGTTAAAGATGAAATTTACAACGTAGTTAAAGTTGACAACGTTGTTATTGTTTTATGAGACTAGAACCCACAGATATTAGGGAATTAAATCTTTTAAAACATTATAGAATCATCAGAAAGTGGGCTTGCAAGAATTATGATTTAAATGATGCAGACCTTGAATTACTAATATACTTCGATTGCATGGATCTTTTCACTAGAGAAGATTTTAAAATCGGTACATATTCTTATAGTTGGGACAACAGACGCTGGAACAGATTACTTAAAGAAGGTTGGATAACGGTATGGAGAAAACATAACCGCACAACCCAAAAGTATAATATCTATAAAGTTTCCTTTAAGTGTAAACAACTAATAAGTCGAATGTACCGTATTATGCTTGGTACTGAGGATATACCTACAAGTGCACATCGAAACAAAATAATGAAGGGTAAAACCTATATGGATAAAGTTATGATTACATCCATTAATAATGTTAACAAAGATAAAAACCGATAATCATGGGAAAAAAAGAAAAAAAAGTAGAGGTAAAAGAATTATCTCCTATTGACAAAAAGATTGCTAAGCTAAAAGAAGTTATTAAAAAATTAGAAGCTAAAAAATAAAGCTATGATCAATCCTAACAAATTTGCTAATCAAAAAATACAAGAACTAGGTCAAAACCTTTTTCAAGGTGAAGAGTTTGCTCAGCAAATAGCCAACAAACAATTAGACCAGCCAGTTCCACCTCCAGGCCCTTATGGTGATATAAATCCTATTATGAATAAAGATAGTAGAGAGGCTAGAAGACAAGAGAGAAAAAATATCAGAATGGCCAACAAAGGTTTACGTCAAGCTAGAAGAGAAAGAGCTAAAGGTGTAAAAGAGCAAGGTCAAGAAAATTATAGCTATGATGGTTATGAAAAAGGTAGATATAATAAAAAAGGTGATGATATAGAATATGGTAAAACACCTAGATATTCTAAAAAAAATCCACCAAGTGGAAGTGATGCTAGTTTTGGTATTAGTGGTTATGTAAATGATAAAAAGCAATTTAAAAGTGCTTTAAATCAAGGTACAGAATCTAAATACAAAATGGTAAACGTACAAGATTTAGAAGACATGGGAGCTGTAAAATCTGATAAAAAAGGCAAATATGTTGTTAATTCTGATGAAATGAAAACTGGAACACCTAGAGATACATTAAGACTACCAAGAGGCGCTAAGCATTACACAGGTAGAGATTATAAAGTTGGAGAATTAATTGATGAAAGTGATTTTGAAGACTTTGCAAAAGACGTAAATAAAAAATAATATTATGGCAAAAAACCCAGGACAAGTTGGTGCTAACGCAACGTGGGACGGACCCCACCAACCAACTAATTTAAAAGAAGGAAATCCAAGATATGGTATGGATCCAATGCAGGTATTAAAAGATCCACTACCTTATAAAGCAGGACCAATATCTTCTATAGCTAAATCTAAGCTTGGAGGTGGTTGGCCTGACAGTATGGTTGCTGACAGATCTATAAATACAACAGCAAAGTAAAAATTCACTAAAATGAGTGATAGAATAAGTGAACACATATCTCTTAAAGAAGGTATTAAATCTCACACAGCTACTAGGTTAAATATTGACAATATACCTAGAGAATTAGATTTAATTAACATGAAAACTATTGCAGAACAAGTGTTTGAACCTCTACGTAAATGGGTGGGTGGTCCAATCGCTATTAATAGTTTCTATCGCTCGCCCAAATTAAATTCTGCTATTGGCGGAAGTACAACCTCACAGCATTGTATTGGTTGTGCACTTGACATAGACGATAACTACGGTTATAAGACAAATGCAGAGATGTATGATTATATTAAGAATAACTTAGATTATGATCAGATTATTTGGGAGTTTGGAACAGAAGATAACCCAGACTGGGTACATGTAAGTTATGTTTCAGAAGATGCTAATAGAAGAAGATGTTTACAAGCTTATAAAGAAAATGGTAAAACTAAATATAAAATAATATGAATTCACCTTTTTTTAAAAAAATGATGAAAAACCCGTGCTGGAAAGGTTATGAAGCTTATGGTATGAAGACTAAAAACGGTAGAAAAGTACCTAATTGTGTTCCTAAGAAAAAGAAAAAGTAATGGCTTTTAAATTACCTAACGGACCACTTAACATGCGTAAAACTACACAAGGTAAGGGTAGAACTTTTAGAAAAGCTGAGGAAGGGGCTGGTATGACTGAAACAGGTGTTAAGCAATATAGAAAAGAAAACCCTGGAAGTAAATTAAAAACTGCAGTTACTGGTAAAGTTAAACCAGGAAGTAAAGCTGCTAAAAGAAGAAAATCATTCTGCGCTAGATCAAAAGGCTGGACCGGTGAAAGAGGTAGAGCTGCTAGAAGAAGGTGGAAATGTTAAATAAAAAAAAATAAAAAAAAATGATTAGAAATTATTACACTGACTCTTATAAGTCTGGATTAGCTGTAACACCAAGTGATACACTATTATTAGATGGCAGAACAAAATCAACAACACCACAAAGCTCGTGGAAACAATATAATTTATATGTTGGTAATTCACCATCAATATTACCAGTTACAACAACTAGTGATAACACTGTTGTTTCAAACTCAGCTAATGTAGGTTTAGCTTCACCTAACGCAGAAATAAAAGCTGGCATGAGAGTAACAGGTGGTACATTACCTGCGGCTGGTGTTTTAATAGCATCTGTAACAGACGCAAGTAATTACGTTTTAGCAACTGCTTCAAGTATAGCTGCTGATTCAACTCTCACATATAGTTATGATGAAGTAGCGTCTATAAAAGTTCACACTGTTAATGATGAAGCAATAACATTTGTAAAACCTGCTGAAGGTTTTGTATTACCAGTAAGTGTAGTTATGGTTTATGCTACGGGTACAGGTGGTGGAATTTCAGATCTAATAGCTTTAAGTTAAAAATAAATATAAAAAACAATATTATGCCGAACATTAGTAAAAAAACAGCTTACGACGTAAAAGAAGCAAGCAATCAGTCACTTTCTAAAAGTGCAAGAAAACATTATGCAGAAAATGCACAAGCAGGTTCTAAATCAGATTCAAAGCATGGCTCTTGGATTTCTAAACATATGTCTTAGTTATGGGAAAATATAAACACGAAGGAAAAGGCAGGAACATCTCAGTAAGTGGTGGCCAAGAAAGAAAAGATCTATTTAAAGATATGTCTGGAGGTTATAACGCCATGGGTGACTCAAATAGCCCTAATTATAAATATGACGGAAGCGCATTTAAACAAAGATATAGTTCACCTATGGAAAAGTATGGACCATTAAAAGGTAATGCTTTTGGTCACGCTATGCAAAAAGCTGGAGGTGATTACGATAAAGCAAAATCTATGTTAGAAATGAAAGGATCACATTCACCGACTTACAAAACTGGTTGTGTTAGTGGTAGTGGTTCTAATGCTCCTTATAAATTAATGGGAGATCCTAATAAAAAAATGGACAGATTATCTGCTAAACATAAATCACTTTATGATCGTTTTGAAATGGGTCAAACTAGTGAAGCTGAAGAACAAAGAATGTATAGACTAGAAGATCGCATGGATAAAGTAGGGAAAAAAATAAAAAAGTCTAAAAAATCTCCACTTAATCAAGGTAAAAAAGAGGTTAAAACTTTAGGAGAAAAAGAAACTAGACAAGATCGTAGAGCAGGTAAAGATAATCTAAGACAAGGTTATTTTGGCATTGGTGGTGATGATCCTAAAAAAACAAAACTACAAAGAGATGCTAAAGAAAGAACTAGTGATCCTGATTATAAAAAACCTAAAGCAAAAACTTTAAAAAAATCTCCACTTAACCAAGGTTTTGATGGCGATAAGGCTTTAAAAACCTTACCCGGTGGAAACTATCCAAAACCACCATTTAAGCCTGGTGTAAAAGCTGATGAAGATAGAACAAAAAAAGATAAAAGAAAACATAAAAGAACCATGAAAAAACTTGGTCGACTTACAAAAAAAATAGTTTCAAAAAGTACAAGTAAAAAATAAATAACAACAATCAATAAACATTAACAACAAACAAAAACAATTATTATGGCAAAATTTATTTCAATTCCATCAAGCGGTTCGGGAATCGCAGGTGGTGACATCCTAGTAGGTGCAGACTTAATAACAGGAGTAGTTCAAGCAAGTTCTACTACTGTAGTTATCTATTTAGCAGGAGGTGCTGGTGGAGATGTGTGTACAATTACTCACGGCACAGTTAGCAAACCTTCAGTAAGAGATGCAGTTAACTATGCATTAACAGCTAATCCTGGAGGCGTAAAAGCTAAAGTTAAACTTCCTTCTGGAATAGAAGTTTCAGGAGTAGTATTCGCTTAATGAAACCAAAAGGCTTAGGTGATAGAATAGAAGATTTCACTAAAGCAACTGGTATTAAAAAAGTTGTTGATTCAGTGTCACAGGGTTTAAACATACCCTGTGGCTGTCAACAGCGTAAAGAAAAACTTAATAAATTATTTCCTGGAAAGTAATGGCTTTTAAAATTAATCCACCATACGTTATAGACAACACCCCGATTTACAATGTAGATTTAGAGGATGGTGTGTTAGGAAAAGCAGACAGAAACGGAAGTATTTTAATAAATAAAAATATTAAAGATCCAAAACAAATTGAAGATGTCGTTAGGCATGAGAAAGTTCATATTGATCAAATGAAACGAGGAGATTTGGATTATGATGATAGTGCAGTTTACTGGAGAGGTAAACGTTATTCAAGAAAAACAATGGAGGAAGGTGCTAAAAACCTACCTTGGGAAAAAGAAGCTTATGCCAAATCCTAAAAAAAAATTTAAAGACACAACAGTAGGTAAACTATTATTCGGTGCTGCATCATTAGTTAACCCTGCATTAGGCAGTGTGTTAAGTGGTGTAACTTCACCTGCTGAAGCTATTGCTGCTATCGGTAAATCTGATGTAAGTGGTGAAGACAAAATAAAATTACAACAGCTTATATTTGAACAACAGAATAAAGAAATGGAAGCTGTTACATCAAGATGGCAAGCTGATTCAATATCAGATTCATGGCTTTCTAAAAACGTGCGCCCATTAGTTTTAGTGTGGTGTATTGTTATATTCTCACTAGCTGGAATATTAGATAGCGTGGAATCAATACCATTTAACATAGGTGTTACATGGAACGATACATTTGAAAAAGTAATGATGGCTGTTGTTTTAGCATATTTTGGCGGACGCACAACTGAAAAAGCTACAAGTTTATTTAAAAAATAAATAAAACCTGTAACTATATTAATAAATAAATAACTAAGTTAAATTAAATTAAATTAAAAATGGAAATTAAAAAAGACCAATTAGAAAAAATCCAAGGATTTCAAAAAGAATTAAACAAATTGTTAAATGAAACTGGATTTTTAGAAGCCCAAAAAACCGCGGTATTATCTAAGTTTCACGAAGTTAATCAGGAAACTGAAGACTTCAAAAAAGAACTTGAAGAAGAGTACGGATCGATTAACATTAATCTTGAAGACGGTACTTACACTCCTATCGAAAAAGAAGAAGACAAAAAGGAGTAATGTCATCTGTTATTAGAAAGATCAGTATAGGATCTGATTACAAAACAGATGCTATGCATTATTCTTTGACTCAGTCGGTATATGGAGGTCACACTATATCTCATATACTCTTTGATTCAAAAGATAATTCTTATAACATTTACATTAAAAAGAACAGCGAAGTATTGCCGTGGAAGAAGTTTAATTCTAACATGGCAATATCAGTTGAATATGATTTAGAATACTAATGAAAAGTATATTTGATTTTATCGTTGAGCCTTATGGCCAGCGATATAATAATGAAGTTAAAGTAGGTGACAAAAGCCTTATAATTAACACTCAATCAGAAAGTTTTAAATCAGTAAATAATATAGCTAAAGTTATAGCGGTACCAAAAGCATTTAAAACACCTATTAAAAAAGGTGATTTAATTATGATACATCATAATGTGTTTAGAAGATTTTATGATATACGAGGTGAAGAAAAAAATAGTAGATCGTATTTTAAAAATGGTTTATATTTTGTTCAATTAAATCAAGTATATTTATACAAATCTAAAGACAGGTGGAAAGCTTTTGGTGATAGATGCTTTATAAGTCCAATTCATAACAATGATGATATAGACGCTAATTTAGAAGAACGCCTTGTTGGTATATTAAAATATGGTAATAGTTCATTAGAAGCGTTAAAAATCAACGAGGGAGACCTTGTAGGTTATTCACCGTTTGGTGAGTTTGATTTTGTAGTTGATGGCAAGCGTCTTTATTGTATGAAATCAAATGATATTGTAATTAAGTATGAACGTCAAGGAAACGAAACAGAATATAATCCTAGCTGGGCACAAAGCAGTTGAGGAACTTATTAAGGTAGCAAAAGAAGCTATAGTTGATTCTGATGATGATATATCAGCTGATAGATTAAAAAACGCTGCTGCAACTAAAAAGTTAGCTATATTTGATGCTTTTGAAATACTAAATCGTATTAAAGAAGAAGAGGATATGTTAAATGATAAACCAAAAGAAGAAAAGAAAACTGAAGCTTTTGGAGGTTTTGCAGAAAGAAGATCTAAGTAATGTATAAGCAAACGTTATATAAAGTAATTGATCACATAAAACCTCATGTAATAAAAAGATTAAATAAATCTAAAAAGTGGGATTATGGTTATAACAAAGAACATGATGTTATTGTTATATCTAAAACAGGTCAGATAGGTGAGATATACGAAATACAAAACTTAAAAATAGCATTACCAAAAGAGAAAGATGTTAACAAGGATTATGACAAATGGCAAGTACATGAATATCCTAAAACATTAAAAAAAATTAAAACAATATTTGACTGGAAACAATATCCAGATGATTTTAAAGAAAAATGGTATGGGTATATTGATAGAGAATTTGCTAGGCGCCACGAAGGTTACTGGTTCATTAATCAGGGTAAAGCTACTTATATTACTGGTACTCATTACATGTACCTGCAGTGGTCCAAGATTGATGTTGGGCAAGCAGATTTTAGGGAAGCAAACAGATTATTCTTTATATTCTGGGAAGCTTGTAAAGCAGATAAACGTTGCTACGGAATGTGCTACCTCAAAAACAGACGGTCTGGTTTT